CTCCGGATAATCCCCAGACCCGTAGCATGGTCCTTCGTCTCCCACTTCTAACTAAAACAATGGCACCAGAGCTACAGGGTTTCACTGAAAATACAGAGAACGGTTATCTAATGGCGGCTGCCCCTCACCAGAATGTTAAGATTAAGGTATACTTTACTGATGATCTCTCAAAGGTATTCACTGATTCTCATGAGAGCATTGTTCCAACTGCTTCTCAGGTTTCTATCGAACCAGGCAAGCTTTACGGTCGTTGCATGATTATGTGTAACGAGGAGCGTGAGATGATGAAGACACAGCCTGCCGGTATTCCCAAGCGCCTTAAGATGACTCAGAATGTTAATAAGTCTCAGGATGCTGGTTTCGAACAGAACTACACACTTGATTTAGATCATTTCTCATTGTATTCGTCGCACTTTATCATCACCGTAACCGGTGAAGCTGGTTGTGGTTTAGATAGCGCCGAGCTTAAGCTCAATTCGTCCTCATTCTCGGGTACAATTGATGCTCAGCTACTAGATGGTACAACCGCCTCGTCTCTCGGTCTAATCTCTAATTCCCTTGATAATGTAATGGGTACTAATATGAGAGATCCAGATCAGTCGAGAAAGTCTATTTACGTATTCCCGCTAGCGTCGCGTGCTTATGGTGGTTCGTCGGTACCCCTTAATCGTTTCGATAACATCAGGCTTGTATTAAGTTTCTCCAAGGACGCTAAGGCTACAACCGTTAATGTAACATGTGTAGGTGAGACAACCTCTCTATTCAAGGGCGGTGCTTCGTCTCTAGCTATGTACTAAATACATATTAAATACATTTATGAAATTCCCAATCTAATTCCTTACATATTAACATCCATACTCTCTCCTGTTCGAATAATTTCTCTCTACTTTTTAAAAGAGGGAAATATATTAGGTATTCGGGTTTATTTAATAATTCAAAAAATTTATATAAAGTATAAGAATAACTTAAAAAATTTTTCCTTTCTTTTGGGCAATGTTTTATGAAAGGATCTTGTATTTTGTTAAACATATCAATTAATTTATCCTCAAGTTCTTGTGAAATAATAAGTTGTTTATTTCCTGTAATCCTGTGGATTATATTTGGTATGTGTTCATAGTACTTGTTTAATTTTAATTTTTTAAGAAATTCTTTAATTTTATAATATGTTATTAAACTCTTATCTGTCAATCTTTCTTTCTTTATTTCAATTAGTAAAATATTTATAATGTCATCGGGTATATTTGTACCTTCTCTTCCCTGTATCTGTGTTATCCATTCCTTAAAATGACTAGTCCTCTTATAACTATAAGGTTTAATAAAGTCATGGGTTTCAGAAACATTCCATTCCGGTGTAAGAGAAACAGAATTAATTTCTGTTAATCCACATGAATAACATATATTTAACCCAGACGAACTATCCTGACATGTGTTATTTAAACAATTTTTACAAGTGTATGTATTTAAAGAGTAATCTATGTTATTGATTTCTCCGGGAAAACATTGTTTCATATACATTTTATAATTTTCCTCGTTTTTCTTTTCCATATCCATTGATACATATTTAAAAATACCATCACTCTTACTTTCGTTATTTTCTGTATATTCTATGCCGTCTATATTTTTAATAAAATCGATAGAATTAAATAAATACTCTGTTAAGTTTTCGCATTTTTCTATAGAATTTATTTTATTATTTAAATCTTCGATTTTTGTACCTATTTCTGATATTTCATTTTTTTTATCTATAGTTAATAGTTTATTCGTTTGTTTACTGTTTTTTAATTTTATTAACGCGTTTAATTCCTTTTTGTATTTAGGTAGGTTATCGGTTTCGGCTTCTAGTTTACTTATTGTTTGGTTATGCTTAGCACTTATAGACATCCTAGAATCGCTGTGAACTGTTTTTTTGGATAATCTAAAAGAACTCATCGTGATTTACATAATATTAATTATTTTTTTAAACATTTTAATAAATTTAAAAATATAATTAATGGATATTATACTATGTTAATTAAATTTAATTCAATATTATCTTATCGGGTCTTAAAAAAATTATGCAAAATAAATAAAATAAAATATGTAAGTAATTGTAATAAATTTCAAATTTTAAATAAACTCAATGATTTTAAAACAGTAAGTTACATACAAAGACAATTTAGAAAAAAATTAATGAAAGATGATACATGTAAAATATCTTTAGAAAAATTAAGTTATCCTTTTATATCTATAAAAGTTAATAATTTCTTTTTCTATTATGACTTTGATAATTTCATTAATTATTTAGAAAAAACCGATAACTTCAAAGATCCTTGTACAAGAGTACAAATAACAGATAAAAAAATATCTGAAATTAATAAACTCATACTTTATTATTACGGGCAGAATACGACTAAAATTATTGTATCACCAACTATGCAACGGGATGTAGAATTAAATATAATAACATATTGTATGTATGATATAATAACAGAGTTGAATACATTAGAACCACTGACCGTAAATGATTTAGATTTATATAGTCACATATTACCAAGAATGATTTACTACGCGCGATTTTTAATAAAAAATCATTCCAACGAAGATAGTAGTATGGTATTAGAGGCATGTATTCAAAGTATAACTAATAAGACTTCTTTAGCTAACTTAATAAAAAATTATCTTTATGGATTAATTAAAACATAAATTACTAAAAAATACGAATATAAAGAAACTATATATAAAGAGATATAAAGAACGTATGTGTGAAATATGCGATCCTAAGAAAAAATACTTAGACGCTCCTTGTATATGCCATAAAAATTTTAAAACATTTTTTGAAGATTATGATAAAATAAGATCTTATACCGATTTAGGTTCTATTGATATACTCAAAAAATGGTCTATATCCACAATGACTATATGTTGCAACTACAATTCTATTATAGATTTACAATTATATAAAAATAGATTTATTAATAATGAAGAATCTAAACTTTTTTATAATTGTATAAATACTTACATAACAGTAAAATATCAGGATAAAAAAAGAATATCTGTAAAAATATTTAAAAACGGAAATATTCAACTAGCGGGGGTATTAAATGTTATGTCAGCTACTTATGCAGTTAGAAAGATATATAGAAGACTTACTGAAGTTGAAGCATTTTTAAATCCAGAATTTTCAAAAATTACAAATCTTAGAATATGTATGATCAACTCTGATTTTAAAATTTCGAAAAACATTAAACAGAATGTATTATGTGATATATTAGATATAACAAATGACTCTATGATAAAAAGATATACGTATAATCCAAGTAAATACCCTGCGATAAATCTAAAAATTGAAGATCCGGAAACAGCAAATAAATTAACAGTTGCTATATTTAGACCCGGGAGCGTTATTTTAACTGGCGGATCCGATATAAATCTATACTTCAAGACTTTTAAATATTTGATAAAAATATTAAATAATAATGAAATATTATATTAATATGTTAACAATTTCAAATATAAATAACATTTTAGATTTTTCATTTAAAGACGATAAAAACACCAGGGGTATATATAAAATGATACTTAATTTATTTGAAGATAACGATATTTTTGAATTAGATAGTATAGTATTAACACTTATATACCTTCGAAGGTATAAAAATTCCAGTTCAGTTATTAATAGCAAAAATATAAAAGACCTGGTCGAAACCTGTATAATAATATCAAATAAATTCATATGTGATATTGAAATATTGGGAAAAGGACCTTTAGAAGAGGATGTTTTGAATAAAATAAATTGGAATTTATATGTAGACAAAGATGAATTCGAAAGTGTTAAAAATATAACTAATTCGAATTTTACTAAAAACACTGTAATATGTTATTGACTTTATTTTATTCTTCTATTATTCTTTCTAAAACCTCCTCTGTTTTATCTGGGACTGTTTCTACGTGCATAGGAGGATTTTCTAATTCGGGTGGGGGTTTTACAATACTAGTTTCAACTCTTTTTAAGTGTTCAGCTAGAAAGTCTATCTGTCTATCGTGCTCTTTATTACTACTATCTAGGCTGTCACCCTTGTTATTAACTTTAATAACTTCATCGTTTAACGTTTGTAATTTTTTATAAACCTTATACATAAAATAAGAAACAATTATAATAATACATATCAATAAAACTATATAAATCATCGAAAGATTAAATGTAGATTGTTTTACTTCTGCAACTGGATGAGGTTCCGATGTCTTTGCCATTTATAAAATATTAATTACATTTTATTTATATAATACCAACGTAAAAATAATTTAATTCATTCCGGATCTTCTTCGTCATTATGGGTATTAATTATATCAATCCCCTTAAAAAACATAGTTCTTTTCAACATAATCCCAGAACCTCGTGGATATTCCTTACTACCCTGTTGAATTACCTTTATTCCATTGTTTGTAAAAATACCTCCATAATAATCCTTTGTGAACTGCTCTCTTGCTAGATTATTTTCTCTAACATGTTCATTAAATTCTTGAGAAAATACTTTCGCGGGTACGTAAAATTTATCACCAAATACAACCTTACCAGACTTAAGAAAGTTCTGTAGTGCATTCGTTGTTTGTTCCATATCTTCCTTATTCTCGTGAAAATATCTAGGAAGTATATCCCAAATACCTCTAATTCCATATTGTCTTACAGCAGAATAATAAGCAGATACACATAATTTCATAATAATAGGAAGTTCCTTAGATAATTTCTTATCTATGGCAGTATCTGTTTTTACAACCTTTTTCCAAAAATTTACAACAACTGTTCTCCTAGAAACACTTTCGGAGTTATTTTTATATCTCATGATTTTATTACCACCCATTGTCATGTGAAGAGTCCAATCAATGGTTTCATCGTTTTTATACTTTTCCGAGTATGTATTTCTTCCACCTTCTACGAGAAGCTGCCAATCAGTTTGTTCCATCTTGAAATTTTCTGAAATCTCGGGTGCCAATACCATAAATTTATTTACATGAGGTTTGATACCGAATTTAGTGTCAATATTATTTGAAATGATACCAACATCTTCTTCGTCATACCATTTTTGCAAAATTTTCATAAGAACTGTACTCTTACCTGTACCAGCCTGACCCAATAGATACAATAAGCATTGCCAGTTATCTTGATCTCCGATTTTAAAAAGCTTTCTACCCATAAAAACACAAAGCCATCGTTGAACCTCTTCAGGGAGTTCTTGGTAATCTAAGAGACTCTTAAAAGTTGGGCAATATTTAATAATATCAAACCATTCTTCAATGTCATCATAATTGTTGAATGTCTGATCATGGTATTTTGCAGCAACTGAAAAATTAGTTATGTAAGGATGTTTCTGTCCATAAGGAACAAAGACATCTTCGTAGTAAGGAGTTTCTCCATCTGGTGCGGTATTATATCTGGTAATGTAATTACCATTCTTGAATGCAAAAAGATGTCTATCTTTTTTAAGTTCTGGTAGTTCTGGTCCCATAAACTCATTAAAGTATTTTTCAGCCGAGTTTATATTTCCGGCATTTGATGTCGCATTTTTCCATTGATTAAAGTTTATCTTATGATCTGTTTTTTGATACAAATATTGTTTAATAGTACAGAGTTTTTCCCATGCGTGAGTATTATTACCTTTTTTTATTAATGGTCTATATAGATTTCCATTGAACTTTGCAAACCCATCTTCTGCAAACTGTTCAATCATATACAACAGAAGACACTGATAAGCCGTCTTTTTGGAATCATCTTTAAATCTGGCATATTTGAATAGAATGTCTGGGTCTTCGTTTGATAATGAATCATGTTGCGGATGACCGGTTTTATGCAACAAGTACACATCGCGAATGAGTCTTTCTCCGTAGAAAATAACTTCATATATTTTATTCCACCTGTTAGAATATTGTTCATAATTAGGTACCAGTTTTTTAAATTTAGTAAAAATCAGGGTTGTTTCATACATAGCCTTATCCAATTCTATTTTCAATATACCGATATCTATTGTATCTAATTTATCCATATTTAAAGAATTAAAACAATTCTTGATGATATCACCCATATTTGAAGAATTTATATTCCATTTTTTATCTAATTCCTCAAAAAACTTAAATATATCTTCACTATCTGCGTTTTTAACTTTTTCTTTTATACTATTATTCCAGTCCCTGTTGTTTTCATATATAGACATCCGGTAATATAAGTTTATATAATATATTTTTTTAAGTAAATTTTTTATATTATTTATACACGTTAAAACCTGTATAATAAAATACATTTAATGTATAATGAAGACTGGACTTCTTTTAAAAAAGAATGGCGAAATAAACGAGATTAAATTTAAAAAGGTTAAGTTTAGTTTAGAAAATGATGAATTTGAAGAATATGAACATTACATTAAGTGTAATGACTATATTATCCTATATAATAAGATAGATAAAGACTTAAATATACATATAATTCCGTTCATTGAAGATAAATTTTATGGAGACATATTAATAATTAAAACAAATAAAAACAATGAAATTGTCAATTTAACAAAAGATACATATATCAAGATAATTTCTAAAATTAAGATAGAAGACAACGATATGTATTATAGTTCAGAAGATATGTCAGATATTGAAGATAAACCATTATTTAGCTTTTAGTGTTTTTACCATAGTTGTTTCCCTCCCATCTACATAAATATAATTATGTAGATACTTAGATTTTTCTTCTACACTCATGTCCCTGATATTATCAAAATCATCTGAAAAAAACTTATATATTCTATCATATGCATCACCCTTCGTGACTGACCTAGTACTTTTGGTTTCTTTCATTTCATAAGAAGCGTCATCTGTATTACACATATCTAATTTATTACAATCCATAAAATTGATAACTTCTTCCTTTTTACTCTCTTTCAATTTATTGAGTTCTCTTATTTTATCCTGAAATGGTTTCATTTTAGCCTTTAGTTCTTTTATTTGTCTTTCTATATTAGTAAAGTCTGTGATATCTTTTTTGAAAAATTGAATTTCTTCATCTGTAACAGCTAGCATTTAACTAATTATTTTGGATTTTTTTAAATTAATTAATATATATAATTCAAATATTAATACTGAGATAAATAACAAAAGTAAAATACAATAAATCTTAACAGGAAATACTGCAACATTCACAACGGTTTTCAATTCCTCTTTAGTCTCATTATTTAGTATCGACGATAACATCTACTTAATATATTAATTAGGTATTTATTTTTAATCACTGAACGCCTCTTCGTTATCTTCGTTGTCGAATGTATCATAATCTATATCTGATACATCTATTTCATTTTCATTTTCATTTTCATTTTCATTTTCATTTTCATTTTCATTTTCATTTTCATTTTCATTTTCATCTGAATTGTCACTAGAATCTTCAATTTCTAGACATGATTCTAAATTTATAAAATCGGCTGCATATTTTATATTTCTTTTTCTATTGACTGTCTTTCTGGGTTTAGACTTACAATTAGTTTTACATTTAGTAGGAAATACTACAGGTTTTCTTATGTCATCTGGGTTATATTTTAATCTTTCAACGAGTTGTTCAATACTTTCTTTATCTACGAAAAAAGGTTTATATTGTAGTTTTCTTAAGTTGTAATTTATTAATGATATGTAATTAGAAATATTAATAGGGTAAACCCTTGCTATTTTAAGTAAATGAATATTCGATTCTATGTCTTTTCTACTTTTTTTATCTACGGATGTGTCTTCACTTAGTATGTATTTTTCATGTTCTTTTTTTACAATTGTAGGATTATTTATAACTATACCAGTTTTTAATATTTTTTTATTATAAAAATCACATTTAGATTTCTTTTTCCCGTCGATAATGTATACACCGCAAGTAGAAATCAAAACCCTTCGATAAAAATCTCCAAATGGTTCAAGTGTTTCATATACAAAACATCTAACCCCACATTTGCAAGTCATATTAATAATATAATCAATTTGTTTTTTATATTATTAATACATTAATTAAGCAAAATTAAAAAAAAGAAAAAAAATACTAAAGGTAAGAGTCATGAAAAACAGCAATATTCCTATATTTATTTTAGTAGCGTTTGTGATAATACTGATAATATATATAAAAGAATATAATACATCAAAATACACACAGCTTCCAGGTCATAAAATACCCCGTTGTATATACTTGACGTACAAAACCAAAGACTCTATTCCCAAAAATGTGATTCAAACTTTAGAACATATGAATCCTGGGTATAGCGTCAACGTGTACGGTGATGATGAATGTTATCACTTTTTGAAAACATATTTTTCTCAAGAATATGCAGACTTTTTTCAAACTAAAATCAGGCAGGGCCCAATAAAAGCAGATTTTTGGAGAGCTTGTGTCATTTATATATTTGGAGGAGTATATCTAGATGCAGATGTACGTTTAGAGAAACCTCTCGATGAAATTATAGCAAATCATGTAACATTTTGTACTTCAGGGAGCAAGATCAAGAATAGGGTGAATCCAATCATACTGGCCGCTACGCCCAAATCACCTGTCATAAAAGATTGTATAGAATACATGTATGAATCAAGGAATCGTGATTATGATTATTGGACATACAGTATATGTAATCATTTGGCAAAGTCAGTTAGTAAGCATATACCATTATACAAGAATAATGAATCGGGGTTTTTCGAAATGCAAGATGGATTTCAGGCACAAATGTTTTCAGAAAACCATTGCCAAGATGTCGAAGAAATGGCCACATTTTGGTACGGTGATAAAATTTTAAATAATCATAATCCTAAAAGTTATGATAATCGTGGTCATGCTTTCATTTGACTCGCATTACTATACCCTAAAGCCAAAATAACAGATATAAACACTATAATAGATACAAGAATAGAATTTGAAATAATAACCCTATTATCTAGAAGAAGTAAGTGTACAATCTGTGAATAATGATCTAAGTTTTCTACCCCAGATGGTGGGTAAATTTGTTCAGATGAAGCAAAAGGAAGAACTATAAATGAAGCTATTATATTAATTAAAACTGCTACAACAGCGGCTATAAAAGATTTTTTAATAACAACAAAAGAGATATTTAACATTTATATAATAGCAATATATTTAAAGTTAAAAAAAATAATTATAGAGATGAAAGGTAGAAAATGTAATCAAAGCAATGAACTTAAAAAAAAATTAACAGTTACACCTTTTATACCTGGAGCTCCTATTCCAATAAATTACTGTCTTTATAAGTTAAACGCAAATGTAAATGTAAAAGATACATCAATGTACATACCAAAACATTTTTCGAAAGAAGGTGAACTTATAGAAAATAAAGTAACCTTTTGTAATATTAACATAAATGGAACCCCTAGAGATTATCAGAAAGAAGTTATAAATACTATACACATAGAACTCATCTCAAAAGAATCATGTATAGCGTGTTTATACACCGGTTGGGGAAAAACATTTGCATCTCTTTATATAGCATCACTATTGGGTGTAAAGACTATAATTCTTGTAAATAAAGAAACGCTTCTAGAACAATGGAAAGAACAGATAATAAAATTTTTAGGAATTAAACCGGGTATAATACAAGGTAAAGTTATAAACACTGAACCAGGTGTATGTATAGGAATGATTCAAAGCATTTCTATTAAAGATTACCCGGATGATACATTTAATGAATTTTCTCTTTCTATCTGGGATGAAACTCATCATTATTGCTCCAAAGTATTTTCATCTGCTTTTTATAAAATAGGATCAAAATACAATCTAGGTTTAACAGCCACTTTAAAACGCGCAGATAGATTAGAACATACACTTAATTGGTTTTTAGGTGATATAGCAGTAGATGTACAATTACTTGTAATAGAACCTATTATAAAGGTTTATACATTTTATGAACACCCTTATAATACCATTAAATATTTACCAAATGGTAAAGTAAATAGTGCCGCTAGTATAACAAATGTGACAGAAATAGAATGTAGAGATTCTCTCATAACACGACTTATAGAACAGCATGCAATGGAAAAACGTAAAATACTTGTATTATCAGATAGAAAATGTCATTGTGCAAAAATTGCACATCAATTAAAAGACAAATCTTATACAGTTGGTTTATATTACGGAGGTATGAAAAAAGATGAACTAAGTATTTCAAATAAATGTGACATTATAGTTGCAACATATCAAATGGCTTCAGAGGGATATGATAATCCAGAACTTGATACATTAGTTTTAGCTTCTCCCAAATGTAATATAGAACAAGCTGTTGGGAGAATATTAAGAAAAATAAATAAAAATCTACCTGTTGTGATAGATGTAAATGATAGTATTAGTATATTTAATAATTGGAATAAAAAAAGACTATCATTTTATAATTCAAAAAAATTTAATATAATTTATCCTGAAAACAAAACACAGAGTGTTAAAGAATGTTCTGATTTACCTCTTGACTATTTATTTCGTGATACTTGCGAAATTTAATGCATCAGAAGATACTCCTCTAGGTTCAAGTGGCTGAATGTATCTATTAATATTTTTATCACCACTGTTTCTTCCAAATGCGCTTGTAAAATTATTTCCAGCTGATATATTTGTAGCACTATTTATTTCACCAACCTGCTCTATATGGCCTGTATTATATTTACCTGATTTAATATGTTTATATATATTTTTCTTTTTATCATTCGATGTTGATAAATAATTATTTTTTTGCCCTATTTTATTACGTTCTTCATTCTGTGAAAATCCCCTTGGATGAGCGCCATAATAAGCACCAAAATCATCAGCTGATTTTGAATAAGTTTTAACAGGTTTCATTTTGGGTCTTTTAAACAAATATTCTCGGTGAGGTGGCGCCGGATGAGACTGTGTTTTAGATGCTCTTGTATTCATCATAGGATCTGGGGTAATGCGAAAATCGCTACGTTTATAAAGCCAGTAGAAAAACGCAGCAATTCCTAGGCCTAAAAGAGCGCCGCCGCCTATCCAAACAGCTTTTGATGTTCCAGGTTTTTGTTTAACTCTTAGAGCTGCGTCAGCGGCACCCCGAGCCCTTGGCACGGCGCCAAACCCAACCATTTCAAAAGGGTTTGTTATCAGTTCTTTAGTACTCATTTAATTTTAACATATATTATTATTTTAATTTTAATTAAAATAAATTAAAATAATATCTTTTTATTCGATCTTTTTTAATTCTGTGTATTTTTCTTTAAATTTCATATAAGCATGTATTAATAAAATAAAACATAATAATATCACAGCTCTACAATTAGTTGAACTAAAGAAATCATATAAGTATTTCATTTATTATATATAAATTAAATTATTTTTCAATTAAATCGGAAATGAATAAATACCTCCTATAATCAAAGCCGATAATGCCGCAGTAGAAGCTTGAATTTTACCTGTGATATAGTAATGTATAACCGAAACCATTACTCCAGATAACCCATCTGCCATGTAAGATTGTATTCTAGGCATCGCCTGGTAATAATATTTATCCAAATGTGGGAATAAACCAGACCATCTCATAGGAATCCCAATTAATGCACTTATAGAGAAAATTACCAAGAAATTAAAAGGGTTAGGAGATGGGTTTCCAGAATATGTGGCGTAAATAAGTGCATAAGTTACAGCACCTACGAAACCGGCTATAAGAGCAGCCGCTAAAGGTGTATGTTGTTCAAAATATTCTCTAATTCTAGTTGATCCACCTAAAGAAGGTGGTAATAAATTTAAAGCTAGATCAAAAATAGAAGTTATCATGAATGCTAAAAAAATACCATATAATAATTCTCTATCCATTTAATTATATATAATTATATATAATATAATTAAATGAAATCTTTTAAGAAAATTGTTTTGGATTTAAGAAAAAATGAATATTATATTAAACTTATAAATATACTTCTAGTAAATGGGTTACTGGATATATTTGAAGAAGAGCTTAGCGACGGTAAAATAGATTATTTGCCTCTTATTTTAAATTTAACGACATTTTTACATACAAACAAACGATTATTCAAAGATTTCACACCTGATTCTATAGAAAACATAATAATAATAAGCGTAGACGAGTTATTAACTAAAAAGTACAATATAGAAATAGATGAAAAACAGTTAGATATGGCTCTTCAGCTTCTTAAAAACACTGATACGTACAAAACAATATACAGAGTGATTAAAAGTGTAATGATGAGAATGTATTATAAATTAAAAAAGACATCATGTGGGTGTTACCCTAAACCAATTATCAAATTGGAGCAAGGCAGTATTTAAGAACACCTAGATTTGCCACATTGTATAAAATAGTGAGTGGATAATTAGTCTTTAGATAAATTTCTACAGTTCCGCATAAATTGGTTGATTTTGTAAACAGTTGGATGTATTTAATGTTATATAAACCACTGTTTTCATTTGTTTTATCCGATATTTTGTCATTTGTTTCATTTATTGTTATACTTTGTTCTGCAAAATCACCTACAGCTGTCATAACCATGTTATCTGAGTTGGTTTTTATTTCTATTTCAGTTGATATATTAGAAAGATCTGAAATGTAAGTTTGAAAGTCTGATGATGGCATTGTAATATATGAATCAAAATGAATATCTGGTATATTATATATTTTTTCGTCCATATCTAATAACTTTATTTTACTCCTTATTATCGATTTTTTATCACTATTCTGAGATGTTAATACCATGTTATTTGGATCAGATTTTAAGATAGTGAATGAAATCGTATCTGTATTTTTTATACCTTTTAATATCTTAAACACTGATGCTAAACTTATACCTATATTTATAGAATTCTCACATACGTATTCTTCAAATTTCTCGGAATAGAGAAAAAGGTTAACTATCGCACTTGTTGTTCCATCGACCGCCGTTAATTTAAGCCCCGTAGAGTCTGCTTTAAAATTAACATCTGATAGTATATTTTTTAAAGATTCAAATAAAATTCGTATAGCGTTTGTTTGAACAGTTTTGAATGTAAATATCACGTCAGAATTATTAGAAGACATATTCTGAAATAACATTATATAATTTGTTTATATTGATTTAAGATAAATATTAATTAGACTGAATTAACTTAAATTATTAATTCTTCTCTATCGTTTAATTTTTCTTCATCTCTTGGATCTACAGCAGCATGTCTCTTCCATACAAGAAAATTACACGGAAGTTCCTTTGTTATAATTTTTCTACCATAAAATTTAGTTTTATTAGATATCATTATAAAATTTCCTTCTTCAAAATTAAATTTATCATAATCAGGATGTTCTCTCAAAGCATCGCTTAGTTTAACAGGTTCCTCTCGATCTCCGTAGAAATTACACAGGGGTCCTAGATAGGGTCTAACATAATCTGTTACATCGAGGTTGTTAAAAAACATAATATCTGGATAGTATGCATGTTTTTCAGGTTCTACATTAAAATTATAAATTGGAAATTCGATGTCCAATTGCCTCGTCACGTATTTCATTAGCTTACCGTTAAACATATACTTTATAACTATATAATCAATCTTATTTAATTCATCTTTTTCCTCGATTTCCTCTAGAGTTGTTTCACCCAAAACTTCAATTTCTCCGTCTTCGTAGGTAATTACGTAGCACAATAGAGTGTATTCATCTCGGTCTTCTGTTCTTTCAAAAGTGTCTAAACTTTTCTTCTTGTTTACATTAAATATAAAACGATCCATAGTAGCTTGTGTAATATTGGCTAAAACCCACGCGACTGTAATACCATATAAAAACCACATTACAATTTAATAAAAAATATAAAGAGTCTTTAAATATATTTACAAATGAGTGAAATTGAAGTTAAACCTAAAAAAAGAGGGCGAAAGAAAAAATTTGAAACTACACCATTTAGGAAGAACTTTATAGAAGAATCAAATGATGTAACTCCCGTAAAAGAAACACAAAAAATAATTAGCGACAACTACAAAACAGATAATCTAAAGTTCGGTAATATTTTTATAGAAGTTCACGGTAAAGAACCTAGCGAGACTAATATATCTGATTTTTTTATAAACAATACAAATGATAATTGTAGATTAACCGTTTCTAGCGACGAAGAAGACAACTGTAATTATAAACAAGATAATTCTAAAAAATTAACTTTATATAATAAAGATAAAAAAAACAATGTAAAACAGGATTTAAAATGTTATAATTGTCATCATTATTTTAACGATAAACCATTTTATTTACCTATTGATTATTGCGATAAAAAAAAGAGATATAAATTATTTGGTAATTTTTGTTCCCCCAATTGTGTGAAAAGTTATTGTATAAATGATAAAAATTTTCAACATAAATCTTATTTAGTTGGTCAATTTTATAGAAAATTATTTGGCTGCGATTTTAATATAACTCCGGCTCCATCTATTTTAAATTTAAAAGACTATGGCGGAACTTTAACTATAGAAGAATTTAGAAAATCTTTCTATAATAATAGTAGATATACATTACTGAATTTAAATTCTAAAATTTTATATATTTAACTGTAACTTTTTAAAGCTAAGAACACCATTATCAAAAGTATTAATAACATAAGATTTTCTATTTTTTCTAATTTTCTAACAACAACTTCGTGCCTTTTATTCGAATCTAACATTAAACTTTTGATATTTTTCTCATTAACGTAATTAAATTTATTTCCACTTGTGTATTGCACATCTCCTTCCGTATATTGAATATCTTCATCTATATATTGAACCTGATTATTGTCTAGATATTGATTATTGTCTATATTCCCTCTACGAGGATGCACTCGCTTACCTCGAGTGGGAGGAGCGGATAGTGCTGCACTTTGGTTATAATAGTTTATTTTTTTAGTATTAGTTCCGTTTGAATAAAATAAAGGCATTTGTGTTTTATTTATAGTATACAAATTATTTTATTATTTAATTATTTAATTATTTAATTATTTAATTAATATCTTCTTGACAACATTTCTGAGGAACTGGTACACCACTTGGGTCGTTACCATCTCTATCACCGCACTGACCTCCGCCACCACATGTTATATGACACCCGCCGCGAGATAAATCAAATCCCTTAGGTGCCATCGTGAATCCAGAAGGACAATCTTCATTTATACCTACAAGAATAGTTTTTCTTTGACTATCTTCGCGAGGTAGCATTCTACGAACAGTACCCTGTATACCTAAAGCACTTTTAAAAACATCCAACTTATCTTTACGACTGTTTTTTTCTAAACCATTGGTATCTGGTGGACAATACGGGTTCATAATAAGATATATTATTATTACAGCCGCGAACGCTAAAAGTAATTGCAAGTTAGACTTTTCCATTTTATTTTATTGTAAATATTTTTTTTTATTAAAAAAAGTTATAAATTTATAGCTCTTTTACCTCTGGGGTTAATAGTAACTTCTTTGGATGTTTCAACAGTTCCTATAGATGATGCATCGTCAGATTTTTGAAGCATACTGGATAAATTTAAAGAAGGACCTGTTATTTCTGTTGTAGATACATTTGATACATGAGGGTTATGTTCCTTAGCCATAGCAGAACTGATATTTTTCATTATTTCTGAAGACTGAGTATCATTTAATCCTCTAGGCATCGCCGAACTAAATAGAGTTTTAGTTGTATGAAACATAAATGCTCCACCAACTAAAGTAACCAAAAGCTGTAACTCAGGCGGAAGATCTGATCTACTCTTATACTTTTCGTACAATTTTTCAAAAATAACCGTATAATCATCAATGTTATCCATAACAGATTCTGACCATCCATCTAACTTAGCCCCAATTGGGTCGTATTTATTATTTGCTATCTCCAACCCATATACTGCAGCCAATAAAATCTTTTGTTGTAATTTAACACCTGCTTCTTTTTCAGCATTTGACTCATGTAATTTTAATTCGAATTTTAACTCATCTAGCTTAGAAGACATAGAATATTTTTTTGTTAATTCTACACCTCTTTTCTCAAGTGCGACAAGTTGTAATAAAATTTTTTGTTTCTCTTGTTTAGAATTTTTAGTTTTAGATTCACTACCCGCGCTACTTTCAGATGAAACATCTGAATAATCATCCGAACCGCTTTCACCACCACTTTCACTACTGCTTTCACTATCGCACTCGGATTCATCATCTGATGATTCATCTTTTTTACGATCTTTAGTCTTTGAATTGTTTACAAAATTTTGATAATCTTCTGGATTAAATTTTGATTTTGTTTTAAGACTTGGTTTTATTTTACCTAAATTCTTCTTAGATTCAACGGGTTTTGCTTCAACTGTACTACCAGATGATACAGAATCTTTGTCATCATCTTTAACTAAATTTATGTCATTTATTCTTACGTTATTATCTAATTTAACAACGGGTCTTACAGACTCTTCTGTTACTAACTTAATATTTGGAACACTGGCGCTCATACTATAATTACTTTCACTATTTTTTTTAAGTACTTGGGAACGTGAAAATAAAACACCTATTGGTCCATTTATGTTTTGTTTTTTTATAATTTCATTCATACATTGTATTGTAAATATAAATTATATTTTTAAGTTAAACAGTTTAAAACTAACCAGTAATAAATTATATAATGTTACAAACTAATATAAGGTACGGCAGTGGGGTTCTTTTTTATTGCAAATCTCTGGATAATACACCTTACTTTTTTTTAGGTAAAGATAAAGATAACCGATGGTCTAATTTTGGAGGAGGTGTAGAATTATCGGATAAAGGTGATCCTGAAAACACAGCAGCTAGAGAAACCTGGGAAGAAACTCTTGGGTGTATAGGAGATGTGATAGATATTAAAAAAAATATTAAAACCGGTCATTGTATAGTTTCAAAAACTCCATCAGGAAATAAATATTATATGTATATAGTAAAACTTACATTTAGTAACGCATACAGAGATAGATTCATTTCCACGAAAAAATTTTTATCAAATGTAATTAATGATAAAAAATTTTTAGAAATATTAGATGTTAAATTACTATCCTTAGAAACAATAAAATACTCTATAGATGATACCAATAAAAGAACTTTTATTAAACTAAGGTCTAGCTTTGAAAAAACTATTAAAGATAATTTTGATGAAATATGTAAAATAATAAAAAATTAATTATTGAAGAGTGTATACCCTTGACATGGGCTGTTGTATTGTGTGTATAGGAGTGTAATTTGTAATTTCTCTATCAGTGTCAAAGATATTATTTTTTGTAAAGAGTTTCTTAGGTTTTACTGGAGCAACACCTTTTTCTTGACTTATTATCTTTGGTTTATTTACTTCTCTATGTGATCTTATTATAGTATTTTTAGGAACAACTGAATTAAACTCTCTGTTATAAGATTTCTGATGTTGAGTACCCAATGAAAACCCTGGTGTAGAAGTCATCTCTATTATTTTTGAATCTGGTTTTACAATCATCAACGCTGGTTTTTCTGTTTTATCTATCTTAAAACCTCTATTTTTATTTACTTGAGGTTTTATTATACGTCCCGGTTCTAAAGTTCTCGTTTTTTGTCTAATAGGTTCGTATGTAACTATATTTTCTCGCGGTCTTACAGTTACAATATCATGGTGTATTTTATCACCCTCTTCTTGCATTTCAGCTTTTGAATATTTATTAATCCTGTATAAATTTTGTTGCCACTCTGTTGGAAAATTGTTATGTTGCATTTATTATTATGTTATATTATATTTTATTTTTATTTAATTTATAAACTCAGCTGTTTGTTTTATTAAATCATTCATAGGATCTATTTTTATAGCCTTTGATTTTACATATGACGTATCCTTATCTTTCATAGATACGCTTATATTTGGTTTTATTCTGACATCAGTGTAAGAGTATATTGCATTATTTTTCTTTATTCCATAACGTTCATTCGTTTTCGTTCTATCTACATCATCTATAGATATAAGCTGTTTATTAGCATTTGCAGTAGCATTTCTTATTATTGATACCACCTGATTAATTTCTTTATTACTTTGTTTATTTTCCAGTTGGTCATAAGTTTTATCTTTTCCTATAAAAACCCCAATTGTTTGTTCTCCGGCAGATTTTATTACTTTAGGTCCGGCCATTTTAGCATAACTATTCTGTTTATCACTTGCGGTTGTAGGCTTTAACTCTTCGCTAGTTAATGGATAATATACATTATAGGAGAGTCCTGCATTAGGGTTGGGGTTATCAGGCCATTCTCTTTGGCTTGACGCACCATGCCACGCGTATGGTCTTTTAGTACCAACTGTTGATACATCAGTAGTATCAATGTCGGATAGTATAACTCCGTTTTCTAACCCCTTGTTTTTATAATTGTGTTCATTAGAAACTACATTGCCTACAGTGTTGTACATAGTTTTGTTACCGTTTAATTCCTGAACTATTTTATCCGCTAGTTGATCTGCAGACATTTCATTAATATCTAATTCTTCTTTATTTTCATTGAGATTTGTTCTAAACATCTTGGGGAGTTTTTTTGATAACTCTGGATCGTTTAAATTTGGTGTTTTAAATACATTAATATATATGCCAATAAAAGACAATAATACGATAAATATTACTACTGGTTGCAGTTCCATTTATTTATAAATATATATTTTAATTTAAATTAATTTGTTTGAAATTTTACGTACTATAAAATGATTTCTTTTCTACATGTAGGACATGTATTTGATTTTTCAGTGAGCCATTTTTTAATACATCTATTACAGAATATGTGTTCACAATTTAATTTAATATTTTCTTTCTTATTTTCAAAGCATATTGAACAATCTGTTATATCATTACATTTTTCTAATTTTTCAAAATTTTCAATTGAAATTGTAGGTTTTAAAATGTTAGATGTTGTCATCTCCATATTATTTATCATTGCTATAACTCTTTGAACCGAAAAAAACGTATGGATAGAATCAAATTCTTCGATCATCTGAATGATATAATTATCGTTCATTAAATTTTGTTCTCTTTGTCTATTATTGAATTCATATTGACTTATAGGGGCTATTGATAATTCTTCACTCACGGGGTCTCTTCTTACTTCATACGCGCCGATGTTAGATTGCATAAACATTATATATTTATATAAATACACAATATAATTATATAATAGATTTAAATTTACAAATATTGATTTAATTTTTACCTACACCTGTTCGCATTCTTGCATTTCTATTCTGTAATACAGATGGATGAGTATCACCGTCTCTAGTTGGGGTATCCAGTACTGTTATATCTCTACTTGGAGAACTAAATGGGGCACTATTTTTATGACCTATTTTACGAGGAATAGAATATACAATATCATTATCATCATCTGCATCTTCCATCATAGTGTATGTATCAACTTTAGGATCTGGAATATTTTTAAAAATTTCAAACATATCAGTAGATCTTAACGAGTATTCTAAAGACCCTTGTTTAGTATTTACATCTAATGCGCGACTTATTCCATTATTAGAAGCTGTATATATAGGTTCTATGCGTCTAACAACTGGATGATTTTTATTCTGGTCATACAAAGAACTCATATATTCATAATCTAAACCCCCGTAATTTATATTATTATCTCTCATAGGAGCGTGCTCAATTAATGGATTTAACTTGTTGACATCGCTAATGTAATTCATAACGTTTAATATAAATATACATTTTATTTTTATTTAAATTAATTTACATTTACACAGGGGATAAATTTTTATTAACGGTATTTAATTGTTTAATAGTCCCTGTCATAATGTGTTTGCCAAAGTTTTTATGTACAGGGGTTTTTAATTCTATGTTTTTATTGGTTATCGAATTTGGAGTTTTATTCCCATCTAAAATGAATCTATGTTTAATAGTATCAGTATTTATTGTTGGATGATTAATTAAAAGTGTGTTTTTAGTGTTAGTATTATAATCTTCCAATAAATCTTTACCCCTATTAGTAAGTCCACCACGGTCTTCTTCATTTGCGAATTCAGTAGATGATTCAGTAGATGATTCAGTAGATGATTCAGTTGGTATATTTTTTATAGTTCTAGACTCTATGGAATTAGACGAATTAAGTGTTATAAAATAAATACATACCGATAATAATATTGAAAACAAACCAGCTGATATTATTATTGCATAATCCTTGGGGTATTTCAAGGCTGCTATTATTGTAGCTACTATTATAAGTCTTGTAAGAGAGTTATATTGCTGATTTTTATCTTGTCCGTAGAGTGGATTTATTGAAAATGAATTAAATATTGCACATGGGTCAGTAAACCAATATGAGGTCATATTTAATGTTACTTAAGAATTTAATTTTGTTAAAAAGTCTGTAGAAAATTTTTTTTGTTTTAAATTAGAAATTTCTTCTTTATAATCTTGAACACTACAATTTCTAACTCTATTAAATTCGGTGGGGTTTTGTTTAATTATAAGTTCTCCTAGTAAAAAAAGAGACTGGATGTAATCCCATATAGCTGTTTTAGTATTATCACTAAGTTCGTTCCAGTATTTATTTATTCCAATTTCTATAGAAAAACTTCTAATTTTATGCTTTATATCTACATTATTTACAAAAAATAGTTCATCTCTATTTTTAATTTGATTTTTATAATCTATACATCCAGCCATAAAAAGACTTGAAGGTGTTGAAGGTGATGCAATATTTAAAAGAGTAAAAGCCTTTTTATATTCAACAAGAGACTTTTCAGGATATTTGTTTATTATTTTATCGATAAATTCATTAAATAAATTATTGAATTTGTCAATATTAGTTGCCATAGTGAATAATAATGTATCTATACTTTAAATATATTTAAATAATAAAATATTTATTTATATTAAATTTACATGTCAGGTAATGTTAAAATAAATGGAGTAAATATGTTTATAAATAAACTCGACTTTAAAGATAAACAGCTTGAAATAATAAATCTCGATATACTTAAAACCAAATTTAAATTAGATGACGGAGATACAGGTTTTTATAAACTAAGTTTATATAAAAAAAATGTTTACGACGATGGAATAATAACAGAAAATTACAACCGACCTGGTATAGGACCGATACAAGATGGGACATATTGTTCAATCTGTCAACGTTTAGGAGGTTCAAACCATGCAAATAATTGTGATCGACCCAGAGATGAAAGTTTGTATTTAACACTCGGGGGTTTTAGAGATTATATATTAAATGACCCGGGGTATTCAGGTGATTATTCAGATATCAAAGAATCATTTTTAAAGGGTAACATAAATGATGAGATAGTATCAGATTTATTTAATTTGGATGAAGATGATGAGATAAATATAAAAGACGGAAAAATAGACATCGAAAAACACGAAAATAAAATGACAACTGTAGAATATGAAGGCCGTGTTAAAAAAAGAGGTCCATCTAAATTACCACCTAAAACTAATACAACCCAATTCTTAAACAATTTAATAATATCTCACGAAATAGATGAACATAAAACATCCATAAGAATAAGTAAAAACGGTCTTATAAATATTATAAACATTAATACAGACCCGGATAAGAAAGATTCATTAATCAATGAACTTATAGAAAGAATTAATTTAAGCGGGGCGGTTAATTATGAAGCCTTTAATGAAATAACGGGGGAAACTGAAAAAATTTATAAGATTATACCTGGTAAAAGTTATATTCATTCTTCATCGGGTCAATTTAGTATTAAAAAAATTATACCCGGAAAAAACCAAGTTAATTTTGTAGAATTAAATGATTTTATTAATCCTTATGATATAAACGGTAAAATAATAGAATCGCCTATCAATACAAAAATAAAGAGAGCCAGAGATGGTTCTCCTATAGTTTATTATAAAGGTCTTAAAATAATAGAATGGGAATATTATTCACCTAGAGAAACTAGAAATGAAATAATGACAAAAGAGTATATCAAAGTTATAGTAATTCCATCGGATGGACTTAAATTAACCGCTATTATTAATAAATACGGTTCGGTTATGTTAAATATATCTAAATGCACCTTAAAACAAAAAAACGATGGTTTATGTGGGAATAAAGATTCTGATATATCTATAGAATTATTCGATAAATTAGAGATAATTTTAAATGAAATGTTCGATGAAAATGAAGACCTATTTGTTATGACAAGCTTATTAGGCCCTGAAAAACAATTAAAAGAATACAATACAGTTTCCGGTTATGCCCCCAACGGTAGAATATGTAGACTTACTAGAACAAGAAAAACTGGAAATGATCCTAGAAATTTTTCCGAATCTATGAGACCAGAACCATATTCATGGTCTGGTACGTGCCCAGATCCAAATTATCAATATTTAAAACCAGAAGGTGTTTTCGACCCCGATGATAAATTGTGGTATCCATGTTGTGAAACAAAAGATAGCAAATCCATAGAAAGAATGAAAGAATATCTTAGAAACGGGTTTCCAGGTAAAGACGATTCTAGGAGATATGATTTAACAAATGAAATAGATTATGGTTCTGGTATATTAATTCCAAACAGTAATTTACCAAATTCAATAGCAAATGTTAAAATAAATGGAAAATTTGAGAAGGTTAATGTTATTGGAAAACTAAGTGCAAAGGAAGGTGGGGGTAAAAAAGCCAATAAATATAAAGTAGAACATAACGGCAAAAAAATAATAGTCGGCGGAGAGGATTTTGAAAGAGATTCTCGTATATTTCCTGGATTAAATTCTTTTAGTAGAGATTCTTTATTATCCTGTATACTTACTAATTTAAAGATAAATAATTTAACGATAACCGAACAGGGTAGATTAGAAAAGAACACAATATCTAATATGAATGAAAAGAGTATTAAATTAAATACAGATATATTCTTATCTAAGATAAACCCCAAAAGTCTTTTAAAGTATCAACCATTTACTTATCATACAATACCTATGTTAATTATAAATCCATTTGATGTCAGAAAAATAAGCCCCGATGGTAATAAATTTTATCTAGTTTTATCACCTCAGAATAACTTTTATATTAATGACAAATTATTGTCTGTCAATTCGGATATATCTGATACATTTAACAATACTATTATATTTGAAGGGTATTTGAGTTATAATGACACTCTTGATAAAAATCAGTATGAAATAATAGATATTATTTATAATAATACAGACATTAGAGACCGCTCATTTACCGAAAGAACTAAAATAATAGCTGATATATTTAAATCTGGTACATTTTCTTCTATAGTAGATGAAATAATAATACTACCTGATGAATATACAAATATTATATCAGGTTCATATGAGATAATAAATTCCAATCCTCGAAATAAATTAGTATTTAAACACGACAATAAAACAGTAGTTTATGGAGAAGAAGACAATTACAAAGACACTATTGTATTGCAAATTCTTGGAATAAAAGGTGAAACTATAAAATTTGGTTACGATTCTAAAGAGATAATAGACAATAATGATTTAGACTTCCTAAGAAGTTATACATTTTTAAAAAGAAATATACCACCTGGGGTAAAAGTAGGTGATTATTATAAACTGTCTATAAATAGAGATAATAAGGGAAATGTAGTCAGTAATAGGATTTTAAATATAAAGAGGAGAGTAAATGTAACCGCAACAACTAATATGAAAACATATGATGAGGTAATGAACATATTAATTGTTAAATTTAGTCCAATTGATTCGAGTTATTTTAATTCTAATTTAGATTGGGTATTCAAAGACGGATTTTTACGTTATGATGGAACAGATAACTTAATTTATTCTAAGATTTAATTAGATTCGTGATAAATATAAACATCTCATTTATATTTATATTATTCTT